CCCGTTTCTGGAAAACCACTGACTGAACGGGCACCTTATACCCTTACTTTCGGTCATATACTTACGCCAGAAGGAGAAATTATCGATGAAGTATTGGTCAGCCTTTTCCGTGCACCTCATTCTTACACCGGACAAGACTCTATAGAAATCTCCTGCCATGGTTCGAGCTATATCCTCCAACAAGTGATGCAACTTCTCATCCGACAAGGATGTCGTGCAGCAGGTCCAGGTGAATATACCCAGAGAGCCTTTCTAAACGGCAAAATGGACCTCAGTCAGGCTGAAGCAGTAGCCGACCTCATTGCATCTACCTCCGCTGCCACCCATCGCATGGCCATGAACCAAATGCGTGGCGGATTCAGCCGTGAATTGGCCGCCTTGCGTGACAAGTTACTCCACCTTACCTCCCTCATGGAATTGGAACTCGACTTCAGCGACCACGAAGAGCTGGAATTTGCCGATCGTTCCGAATTGGAAAACATCGCCCACCAAATTGAACACGTTATCCATCATTTGGTAGATACGTTCAGCGTAGGTAATGCCCTTAAGAATGGAGTGCCTGTAGCCATCGTTGGCGAAACAAATGCAGGAAAATCTACTTTGCTAAATGCTCTCTTAAATGAAGAACGTGCCATTGTAAGCGATATTCACGGTACCACACGCGATGTCATTGAGGATACCATGAACCTTGGAGGTATCACCTTCCGTTTTATTGATACCGCCGGTATCCGTGAAACAACTGATACTATCGAAAGTTTAGGTATTGAACGGAGCTTCCAAAAACTGGATCAGGCTGATATTGTACTCTGGGTCATCGACGCGACCTGTGCCGAAGAACAATATCGCCAGTTGGCCGACAAAATTCTGCCACGATGTGAAAGCAAGAATTTGATCATTGTACTTAACAAAGTGGATCTACTTTCGCCGACAGACTCTCTCGATAAGGTAACAGAGGATACGAAATCGCCTGATGAGCAAATTGCCCGTTTGAAAACGACTCTTCCCGACCTGCCGGAGGATACTTGTGTACTTTCACTCTCAGCCAAACAAAAGGAAGGACTGTCTTCGCTCCAAAAACAATTGGTAACCTTTGCGGCTTTACCCGATCTGTCACAGAATGATGTAGTAGTTAGCAATATTCGTCACTACGAAGCGCTAAGCCGTGCGCTAGAGGCTATTCACCGGGTACAAGACGGACTGGCTATGCAACTTTCTGGAGATCTTGTATCACAAGATCTTCGTGAATGTCTTTTTCACCTTGCAGAAATTGCAGGTGGAGAAATCACTAATGATGAAGTTTTAGGAAACATATTCAAGCATTTTTGCATCGGAAAGTAAGGTTCTATATCAGAATAACAACTCAACGACAACACGGGTATAACCTGTGAGAAATAATGCCCTGTATATCAAGAAAGGTAGCTATAACTGAAATTTCTCATAGTTTATATTCGTGTTGTCGTTTTTTTGTTGTTATTTTGTTGCTCAGAATATTCAAGCAACAAAAGCAACAAATTATGGGTAAATCAAAAGAGCCTATCAGATTGAGACAGCGAAAGACTTCAAAAGGTCTGACCTCTCTCTATCTTGATATTTATTTAAACGGCGAGCGTTCCTATGAATACCTGAAACTTTATCTCGTTCCTGAGAAAAGCAGAGAGGATAAAAGAAAGAACGCTGAGACCTTGAAGCTCGCAGAAGCTATCAGGGCAAAACGTGTGGTTGAACTTCAAAACGGGGAGTTCGGTTTTAAATCTCAATTCAAGGAAGAAACCCTTTTCTTTGACTTCTATGAAGCGATGTGCAAGCAACGGTTCTTATCAGAAGACAGCAAAGGAAATTGGGGTAATTGGCGGTCAGCGTTGAAACACCTTGAAAAATATGAGCCGAACCGAAAAATAACGTTTGAAAAGATAACGCCTGAATGGGTTCAGGGTTTCCGAGATTACTTGGAGAATGAAGCCTGTGCGTGGGGCATGGATTTCCGTCA